TTCACACTTGGCGATTGGGTAGAAATATCTGACGCGGGATTCAAAGATGGTATGTTAGTTATTAATCTACAGGTAAATATACCTGAGGAAAATAAGCCTACGACGATAACAATAGGCTAGGAGATAATATGCAGAACGCAAAACGATTTCTTAATCGTGATGCAAGTTTGCAAGCGATTCTGAAGTTAAAGAAAAAATACTGTCCCAATGGGGACACATGCGAGGCAATAATTATGATGACATTTTGTTTAGGAACAATGTACGCAGCAATGCTACCCCTACTATGATAATCACTGATAATGCTTTAGCAATGTTAAAAAATAGAGTCGCCTCAAGTAGCAATGCTTGGGGCGCTCGACTTACTGTAAAGAGTGCAGGTTGTGGTGGATATACATATGAGTTAAGTTATGCCGAAAGTCCTAATTTAACTGATAAAGTATATCACAATATCTTAGTAATAGACTTACTAAGTTCGGAGTATCTAAAAGATGCAAAATTGGATTGGGTGGTATCTCAGCTTCAAGAGATGTTCGAGATTACCAACGAACAAGAGAGCGGACGCTGCGGTTGTGGCGAAAGCTTCTATATATAGGAAAAATATGAAAATAGGAACAAAAGGACTAGACCTTATCAAATTCTTTGAGGGTTTAGAATTAGAGGCATACAAATGCCCTGCAGGCGTATGGACAATAGGCTATGGGCATACTAAAGGTGTGCAAGATGGCGACAAAATATCGGCTATTAAAGCCAATGAAATGCTAGCAAGCGAGTTAGCAGAGTATGAAAATTATGTAAATAGCTACGTAACCGTTGAGCTGAATCAAGACCAGTTTGATGCTATGGTATCGTGGGTTTATAATCTAGGTGGAGGAAACTTGAAAGCAAGTACACTTCTACAGGTATTGAATGCTGCCGACTATGATGGAGTACCAGCTCAGATGTTGAGATGGAACAAAGCAGGTGGCAGAGTACTAGAAGGACTAACAAAACGAAGACAGGCAGAAGCCGACTTGTTTAGTGGTAATTAAGTACGAAGGAAAAGAGTACTCAATCTCACAGCATATGTGGGATGCTATGAACGCGGATGCAATTAAACGCGGTATGACTATAGATGACTACATAGCAGAAGCATTTACAATGTTAAGGGAGAGAGATGCAAAGCACAAGTGATTGTATTATATACTCAACCTATCAAAAAGGAGACAGAGTAGCTACTGTGGTAAAACACAGAATAAGTAATAGTTGGGGAGTCCACATGAAAATAGGCAACAAGCCAGGACTCCTAGAATTTTACCCAACCCACAGCGAAGTATGGGCAGAAGAATGCGCAGAGAACTTCGTAGAAGGAATTAAACAATTATGAATAATTGGTGGAGCGAGTTAGAAATAATGAAAAGAAATGTTGCTGAACAACAAGAGCAACTCCAGCTAGCCTACATAAAAATTAAAGAATTAAGCGATATAGTTAACAAAGAACGCAATGATTTTGGTTATATCGTGGTAAATGATAAAAGGTGGCAGGACAACAGCGATGGGTGGGTAAGATCCATGCACGCAAGTAACGAAAGGAAACAAAAAAGAATGAGCCAGCAAGGATATAAAGTAGAGATAGTCTTTACACAACCTCTTGACAAAGATGACCCAGCGGATTGGATATTAGATGCCGTCACTGAGGGCAAGTTTGCAGAGTTTACAAATCACATTCATGCTACATCAGTATCTCCAATAGACTTGGACAGTGATGAGTATAAATGGCTAAGAGATGCTACGAGTTAGATTAAACAATCTAAACATAGCCCTTAGAGTGTTGAAGGGAAACCAGAAGTCAACACACAGCCCATCTGAATGGGCAAGGATTGAAGAAGATGTAATACACATTTCTTCAATGATAGAGGAAACAGAATGGCAAATCAAGACCAATTCAACGGAGACCTGAGCCGTAACGAGGTTGAAATAGACCTTGCAAAATTCATGGCAATGGTTTCGGAGATCGGAGAGCTTAAAGCTAAGATCATGGAACTAGAAAACGATAAAGAGCCAGACAACCCATGGCAGAAGTATATATGGTTTTCAAACATGATAGACGCATGGAGAATATTCCCTAGAGCGTTTTTATCTGTGTACATTATATTATTATATAAGTGTACAATTTGGTTCATGGAACTTCCAGCACCAACATTTGAACAATCAGGATTAATTTCGGTAGTAGTAGGAGCAGGAGCAGCCTGGTTTGGACTATATGCTGGAACAGCAAAAGATAAGATTAACTCAAAATAGTACTTGACATTGCACTCAAATTTTTGTATAATAGTTGTATGAATTTATTTTACTTAGACGAAAATTTAGATAAGTGTGCCGAGTATCACGTAGATAAGCACATCGTTAAGATGCCACTAGAAGTGGCACAGATCCTATGCACAAGTATATGGATTGACCAGTTCTTAGGTTTCATACCTCGAGCCTTAAACAAGGAAGAACGAGATGTGCTTAACGCTGAAAAAGCAAAGATTAAACATCTACCACTAGCAGAGCGACCTATCACTCCTTACTTACCTATGATGTATAACCACCCATGTACCATTTGGGCACGTTCATCACTAGATAATCACGAGTGGACGCACTGCTATGGCAATGCTTTAAATGACGAGTATAGATATCGCTATGGCAAGGAACATAAGTCCATACACGAAGTAGTAAACAAATTACCAGAGCCAGTAAATATGCAAAGAGTAGGCTTTACACAGTTCGGATTGGCTATGCCAGAAGATCTTAAAGATTATGATAATCCCATACAATCGTACAGAGACTATTATCATCTTGACAAAGCAACCTTTGCTAGCTGGAAATACAGAGATAAACCACCTTGGTGGAGTGAGGACTATGCAGATTATGAGAATCGTATTACAAGAACAGCCTAGATTATCCGTATATTTTCCAGAGCATTGGACAGAATTACAAATAGACACTTGGCTAGCCAAGTGGTATCAGAACAACAATCAGACACATTAAGGACAGAACAGATGACAGCAGTACAAGAACAAAAACAATTTAATGACTACGCAAACTTCGTAGTTAGCACAACCTCAGAAGAAAGCCTGAGAACAGAGGTTATGATAGACAGACTTTATGGCTTATCCCACTCACACAAAGACACAGAATTCTCACAACTACTCACAGCCGCCATCGGCATGCAAGCTGAGTCAGGAGAGTTCTCCGAAGTAATCAAAAAGATTATTTTTCAAGGAAAAGAATACAACGAAGATGAACGATTTCACCTAAAGAGAGAATTAGGAGACGTGTTATGGTATTGGGTACAGGGTTGCTCAGCACTAGGCTATACTCCTCAGGAAGTGATGGAAGAAAACATCAAGAAATTAGAAGCGAGATACCCACACGGCTTTGAAGCTGTTCGCTCGGAAGTGAGAGCAGATGGGGATATTTAGTAGGAAAACTAACAGTAGTAAAGTAGAGTATAAATTCAACGAGGACAAAGTTCTAAAGCAGTTGAAAGTCTATATAGACGGAACTTATAACCAACACTACAGTACAGACAAGATTCAAGCCACTGAGTTCATTATAGACTCAGGTATGGGCGAAGGCTTTTGCATGGGTAACATTATCAAGTATGCAAAACGCTATGGGAAGAAAGCAGGCAAAAACGAATTAGACCTGCTAAAGATTATGCATTATACTATTATTTTATTAGGGAGCAAAGATGAGAACAGTTAGAAAAAAATCACATGAAAAGCTCGATGATGCTAATATAAAAAAAGTTTTAGAGGCTGTCAGACGCGATAAGCCTATAACAAAGAAAGAAGCTTGCTCCATGCTCAACATCACCTATAATACTACTCGATTGACTAGTATTCTTGAAGATTTTGAAGAAACCATGCAGTTTAGGGAAAGACGTAAAGCTCAAAATAGAGGTCGGAAAGCCACCGAACACGAAGTTAAACAGGCAATAGAAATGTTCTTGAACGAACTACCAGTATCTAGCATAGCGCAAGCTTTGTATCGTTCAACAACATTCGTTAGCAATCTGTTAGACCGCGTGGGTGTGCCAAAGAAAAGACCTAGTACCGAAAGCGGTAGTGGAGCAAAGATTCAGTTTTTACCAGAACAGTGTGTATCAGATGATTTTGATATAGGCGAGAAGGTGTGGAGTGCTAGATACGACTTACCTGCAAGAATAGTGAAGGGACAATTTGACCCTCGCTATGATTGTAAGGTATATCACATTTATGTAATAGAATTAACAGATTTTGATAGTGAGTATTTTGGTCACATCAAAGAGGGCGGTTACCATGCCCATCAATGCTCATATGACTTAGGTAGTTTAAGACACTTAAACAAGTACGATATAAATATCTAAAGCATAAGGAGTGCAAAACATGGAACTATGGACAATAGTTCCTGCAGTGTGGGTAACAACGTGGTTTATGTGTGTGTACAGGACGTACCCACTTATTAGGCAGTTGATATTAAACGAGACAGGAGCAGAATTAATAGTGAATTATAAATATATTCACATGATTATATATGGAGCAATGGTCTTTATTATGACACCTTTTGTTTGGAAGCTCGCTTTTAGCGATGACATAAGAGCAAGATGGTGTATGGCATATGTAATAGCAGTTTGCAGGAGCAAAAAATGAATGACAGAATAAGGGAAGCCTTAATACTTAAATATACAGGAGACATGGCAGCTGCTGAAATTAATATCAGAGTTTACCTTAAAAATTCTGTAGGAATTGGCGAACACGCCGACATCGTTGGGGCGATAGACGAGCAGATAGAAAAAGCTGCGAACGCTTACGAAAAGTTACAATTTATTAAAAACCTATCTTACTAGGAGATAAAAAATAAAACTTGACAACGCACTCAAAAATCTGTATAATATATATTAATGAGTGACAGATATTATAACCAAATGAGGGACGCGACGGGATGGTGCCACGGCATGCCCGAACACCTCAAAAATAAACGGAGAAGAAGAATGGCTTGGACAGATGAATCAAAAGCAGAAGCAGTAGAAATGTATGTAGAACAGGAACCAACACCTGAAACTAGCATGGAAGTTGTGAAGGACATTGCTG